AACTTCCGCGCCGCTGTCGACCCGGTTTCTGGGTTGGCCATGCGGTTGGAGATCAGCCGCCAGCACAAGCGGACTCGGTTTGCATACGACGTGCTGTATGGCGTGCAGACGATCCGCAAGGAGTTCGCCTGCCGCATCGCTGGGTAACAACAAGTAGCTGCGTGGGGCGGGGTCCGTCGGGGGCCTCGCCCAGCACGCTCGATCGGGAAATCCCCGGCAGCGACAGGAGGTCGCGCAGATGGACACCAGGCTATATCCGCAGAGCAAGAAGGGCGTCAAGGGCAAGTACAACAGCTCTGGCGTCCTGGATTTCTTCGACAACTCCGGCAACATCATCTACTCGATCGATCCGGCCAACAGGAAGCTGTCTGTTCCGAGTGGATCTGAGTTCTCGTCGGTCGGCAAGGTCAACCTCGCCGCCGCGACGCAGACGCTCACGGCCGCCCAGAGTGGCCAGACGTTCGTGGGGGCAGTTGACGCGGTGTTCACGCTGCCGGCCGCATCATCCTCGCTCGCTGGCGTGTGGTACCGATTCATCACCGGCGCGCTCTCCGCGGGCACGGGCCTTTCGGTCTCGCCTGCCGCTGCCGACAACATCTACGGAGCGGTCACAGATGACACTTCTGCGCTCTCGGTTGCGATCACTGCGGCCGACGACAAGGACCTGATCAATACCGGCGCCACGGACGTTGTTGGGGACCGGATAGAGGTTGTGTGCGATGGCACCAACTGGCTGATCACCGACGTGCATGGCATCTGGGCGCGTGAAGCCTGATGTCTGGTCTGCCGGTTCGTGAGGTCCGGGTTCGGGAGTCGGGCGTGGTGTGCGTGATCAACGAGTCGGACTTTGACCCGCTGATCCACGAGGACCCATCGCCTGATCCCAAGCCTGTCCCCCGGGGGGCACAGCGCAAGGGAAAGAGGAAGGGCGGCAAGCGGTGAGGGTTGCTACTCGTGAGGTGCGGTATCGAGACGGTCGCGCGGCGGGCCCGGTCACGATCAGCGCCCACGAGTTCAACGGCGAGGTTCATAGGGATGCCAACTCTCCAAACGGTCAGAAGTATGGGGGCTGGCATCCCAACCGGCCTGATTGCCAATGCGCGCCATGCCTGCGTCAGCGGGCACTACGGGGGCAGGGATGATTTCAAAATGGTCTGAAACTGCAACAGCAGACAATGCGGCGGCAACGGCTACGCATGCTGCCGAGTCTGGCAATGCGCACTATGTCACTGGGGTCTCGGGTTCGTTCTCGGCTGCGGCGATCAAGCTGCTGACGCTCAAGGACGGATCGACGATCATCGGCAACTATCACGTCCACAACCAGAGAGACATCGTGTTCGATGAGCCGCTACGGATCACCTCTGGAGCCGCTGTTGTCGTGTCGCTTGCGGCATCTGGTAGTGCGGGCGTGATCGGTGCGGTTGTGGTTACTGGGTTTACGACAGGCTGATGGCACTGGCGACGCTGGATGCAACTGTGGGCGGGGCGTCGAGCAACACGTTCGCGACACAAAGCGAGTGCGACAACTACGACGATTCTCGACCCGCCAGCTCTGGCAACGAGTGGTCTGGCGCTGCGTCTGCGGTCAAGGACGAGGCGCTGTTGTGGGCCGCGAAGCTCATGGAGTCGCTGTTTGCGTGGACTGGTTACCGGGTGGATTCAACGCAGGCGCTCACCTGGCCCCGGAGCGGGATGTGGGACCGCAACGACAACGCGATCGCGACCACGGTAATCCCGCAGGAGCTCAAAGACGCGCAGTGCGAGTACGCGCGGCTGCTGATCGCGTCGGACTTGGCAGCGGATAGCGACATCGAGAAGCAGAAGATCCGCAGCTTGAAAGCGGGGCCGGTGTCGCTGGAGTTCGGGTCGGGGGTGAGTGGCGCCGAAGCGCGCGTTCCGGATGCTGTGGCACTCTTGCTGCCCCGCGATTGGTATACGAGCATTCGCGGGCGCTCTCGCGGATTCAGGACTGCGGTGCGGGCATGATGATCGGAACGCAGGGTAGAGCAACGGTAGCTCGCCAGGCTCATAACCTGGAGATTGCTGGTTCGAATCCAGCCCCTGCTATTTGCAGATTACTCGCTCACGCCGGCCTCGAACACCGCTGCCATCGCAACCGCCCACTCGCGGATCTCGTCCGACTCGCACTCGGCTGCTTTACGGAGCGCGCGCGCGAATTCACGTCGCAGCAGTGCCATGAGCTTCGGCATCCCCTCGACGGACAGCGTTGCTTTCAGTGGTTCAGGTCGGTCGTCGCTCACAGAGCAATGGTACAGCAGGGGGCCGGGTAGATGGGTCTCGGGAGCATCGTTGCGTCGGGAATCGCGACGGCCAAATCAGTCACATCTGACCTCCAGCCGAACATCACGTTTGAGGCGTGGACCGGTCAGAGCAGCACTGGCGTGCCAACCTATGCCGCGTCGGTCAGCTTGCCGGCGCTGGTGGAGGACAAACAGCAGCTCGTGCGCGATGTTTCGGGCCGCGAGGTGATGTCCAAGACTAAGCTGACGATCCTCCAGCCGGTGACCGCGACGGTGGCGACCGGCAGGCGCAACCCGATCGACCCACGCGACAAGATTACGCTGCCCAGTTCGGTCCCATCGGGTCCGATCCTCGCTGTTGCGGGCCTGACCGACAAGAACACCAGTGCCCCATTCCTACTCGAAATCTGGTTGGGGTAACGATGAGTGAATTCTTCAAGGGTGTGGAAGCGCTTAGCCGCACGCTGTGTAACATCGCGGATGAAGTTCCGCGTGAGGTTGGCGTAGCGCTGTTTCGAGAGGCGCAACTGATCAAGACTGCAAGCATAAAACGGACGCCGAAAGACCTGGGGACGCTTCGTAACACGCACGAGGTCATGCGACCAGTAATTAGTGGTCACGACGTATCGGTAGAGATCAGCGTTGGTGGTCCTACAGCGGCGAGTCCGCAAGGTGCAGGTTACGCGCTGATAGTTCACGAGGATCTTGAAGCGCGCCACACGGTAGGGGAAGCAAAGTTCCTGGAGAAGTCCGTCAACGAGTCTGCCTCAGGTCTTGCTGAGCGCGTTGCCAAGCGCATCGACCTGAACAACAGGCCCACGGGCGGCAATCCGTTCGGCGACGGGATCAAGGTGTAGCGCGATGGCGACCTCCGCAGAACTTGCCGCATATCTCGCTACCGAGCTCACGCTTGTGGTCGGTACAACGATCTTCGAGAACATGATTCCGGACACTCCCGATACCTGTCTAGCTATATACGAGACGGCCGGCATTGCTGCTGACCACGGCCTCGGTGTCACGACCGGCTCTCAGTACGAAAACCCCGGGGCGCAGATCGTGACCCGAGGCGCGGAGTTTGATTCTGACTCGCCGCGCACGGTCGCTGTCAACGCACGCGAAGCATTGATGAAGGTCGGAGCGCAGACGCTCAGCGGCACCGAGTATCTGTTCATCACAGCCACGCAGAGTCCGTTCATCTTCAAGCGCGACAAGAACAACCGCGTGCTGTGGGCGTTCAATGTCCAGATCAAGAAGGCGAGCTCGTGAGCGAGACACAGCAGCATCCGCAGGGAGTGTTCAACGCAGACGGTACGCCATACCGGAAGCCGCAGGAGATCACCTCGTGTGCTGCGTGCGAGTCAAAGAACATCCGCCGCATGTTCGGGGGGCGCGTCTTGTGCCTGCGTTGCGGCCACGAGATGGAGGGATAGACATGGCTCTCAGGGGGAGCGAGTACCGGGTTGTGAGACAGCACCCACGCCGTGTCGGGCCGCTTGGGCCGGTCACCGACAAGGCTGGAAACGTGATTGCCAAGCCGGGCCAGAAGTGCGGCAAGGTCCCGCAGAAATTCCTGCGCTCGATGCTCGACAACGGGTTCATCGAGCGAATCGACAGCGAGTGAGGTGATACATGGCAGCAGGTAAACAGAGCCCATCCGGCGCGCAACTGCTGGTTGACGGCTACAACATGCTGGCCTCTACCGGCACGAGCCCGCTGTCGTTCGAAGAGATCAGCGAGATTTCCGAGACCACGGGCGTCGGGATGGCTGCGCGCACACGGGCACCCAAGGGCATCACGAGCGTGACGCTTGAGCAACAGGGCGCGTTCTGGGACACCGCAACCAACTCGATCCATGACGCGCTGGCAACAAAACTCGGGTCATCGCCAACGTCGAACGTGCGGATAGTGTGCGCGGGCTTCGCCGGCAACGAAGAGAACGCTCCGATCCAGTGTTTCGAGGGCGGGTACAACAACCGCTACAAGGTGATCGGTAGCGACGACGACCTGCAAAAGGTCGATGTTGAATACGCGATGAATGGGAATCACGACCCGGCGATCATCCTGCAACCGCTCGCAGCCAAGACGGCGACCTGGAACACCGAGGCATCGAGCTTCGACTACACGGCCGATATCTCGCAGATCGCGATCCCGATCACAAGCTCGTCGGTTGCCAACCCGTCAGTGATTACAACGACCGTGGCGCACGGTCTGACCACTGGCGACAAGGTGCTGATATCGGGGCATAGCGGGGCGACGCCGAGCATCAACGCCGAGCAGGTCGCGACGGTCGTGACCACTACCACGTTCACGATCCCGGTGAACGTGACGGTGGGCGGTACGGGCGGCTCGTTCGTGCGTGCGGACTCGGCCGGCGGCGGGGTCGGGTACCTGCAAGTCACGGCTGCGTCGGGGTTCACCAACTTCGTCGGCAAGATCCGCGACAGCACTGACGATATTTCGTTCGCCGATGTTCTCAGCTTCGCCGATAACGTCAGCGCCCCGTTCGCGGAGCGGGTCACGGTGGCCGGCGACATCGACCGCTACCTCAGCGTGACCGGCACGCTCACGGGATCGGGTTCGCTCACCTCACTGATCGCATTTGCGAGGAGTTGATCGTGCGCCCAGATCATTGTGGCAATAACACAACGAGTGCCCGCAACTAGGAGATAACAGCCCGTCAGCGGGCAGGAGAAAACATTATGGCGCCAGGCAAACAGAGTCCGAGTTCAGTCACCTGCACCCTCCAGGATTCACCTGGCGGGACGTCGCGCAACATTCACGGATTCCTGCTCAACGGCATCTCGGCTGAGGACATCCAGGAGATGGACGAGACGACCGCTCTGGGCGATAGCGCGCGCTCGCGTGTGCCTGTCGGGATCACCGACTCGCCGAACCTGACGCTCAGCGGGTACTTCGACACGACCGCGACCACGGGGTCACATGCGATGTTTCAGATCGCGGCGGCCGACAAGCTGCCCGCGAGTGTTGGGCGCGAGCTCGTGCTGGTGTTTGGCGACTCCAAGACCTGGACTCGCAAGTACCACCTGACTCGTTACAAGGCGATCGCGAGCACGGACAACATCCAGCGATTCGAGTCCGAGCTCGTGGCGACTGGCGCGGCTGTCTGGAGCTAGAGGCTGATCTGGTAGCCGGGGCGGGCGCTGTGCTCGTCCCGGTGCCAGCAACAAGGGAGGAAAACATGCTGGTGATCGCAGACCCGATCAGGGTCGAGATTCCCCATTCTGATGGGGATTGGTTCGAGTTCATCAAGCCGTCATGGCTGCGCCTCAAGAAGGCGAAGAAGGCCGTTCAGCGCGAGGGCTTCGATGATATGAAGGCGATCGGACCAGAGATGATGGACGCGCTTCTCGCAGCCGCTGACAAGGGCGGCAAGAAAGCCGTCGAGCAAGTTCTGGAGGCAGAACGATACGCGCTCTCGAGCTTCGACATGGGTGTGTTGCTGCGCTCGTGCGTGAGGGCTTGGAGCTTCTCTGGAGCTGATGGCAAGCCGGCCGATGTCAACGACGAGAACGTCAACGAGCTCGACGAGCAGACGGCGACGTTCATGGCGCAGACCATCATCGACTCGGTCAAGCCGCTGGACGAGGAACAGGAGGGGGAAGGCTAAGGGCGTTCCATGTCGCGCTGGGTGGTGGGGAGTGGACGGACCCACAGACAGCGTGGTTGTGGGGCGTCGGGGAATACGCACGGGAGTATGGATGCACGCCGCTTTGGGCGAAGTGGGAGATGGAGAACGACCCGGAGCGGTTGGGTGAACAGATCATGCTGCTAAGGCGATATGCCGAGGCTTACGGGATCTACAACGATCGCAATATCGAGCTCAAGGACAAGCAGGCTCCAATGGTGAAGCGGGTTCGGGACATCGACATGGCGATCGAGCGCGAGCGGCGCGCGGCGGCGGAGCGAGAGGGCGATTAGGTGGTCAACGTCGGAACGCTGGTGGCTGTATTGAAGCTCCAGGATTTGATGGGGCCAGCGCTACTGCGTGCTCAGAAGCAATTCGCGACCACGGGAAAGAAGTTCGAGGACGTCGGGCGCCGGTTGTCCACGACAGGAAAGAAATTCGCTACCAGGGTCACGCTTCCGCTCGTCGGTGTTGGCGTTGCGGCGCTCAAGATGGCATCCGATGCCGAGGAGGCCGGCAACAAGTTCGACGTGGTGATGGGTCCGGCTGCGTCCCGTGTTCGGGCTGAATTGCAGCGTTTGACGTCAACTATTCCGCTGACCCGGTCGCAAATGGAGAGCCTGTCCGCTGGGACGCAAGACATGCTGGTTCCGATGGGCCTGGCTCGTGATAAGGCCGCTGATATGTCGCTTGAAATGGTCAAGCTGGCTAGCGATCTCGGGTCATTCAACAACGTCGGCACCAAGGACGTTCTGCTCGCGATGCAGTCGGCTCTAGCGGGGTCGAGTGAACCCATGCGGCGGTTCGGCGTGGACACTCGCGAAGCCGCATTGAAGGCGATTGCTCTCAGTGCTGGACTCATCAAGGCAGGGCAGGAGATGGACTCAACATCGCGGGCTCAGGCGGTGCTGTTGGCGATCCAGAAGGACAGTACCGACGCCATGGGGGACGCGGCTCGCACGGCAGATTCCACGGCGAACCTGATGAAATTCCTCGCCCGCGACATCCGGTCTGTTGGAGAGATGATCGGGAAAATCCTGATCCCCGTTGTGCGCCCAATGCTTGCCCAGATGAAGGAATGGCTGCAAAAGCTCAAGGACGCAGATCCAGCGACCAAGAAATGGGCGATTGTGATAGCTGCTGTCGGTGCAGCTATTGGCCCCGTTCTGATCGTTCTTGGCGCGATGGCGACTGCTGTTGGGGCGTTACTCCCTGCAATCGGCGCGGTGATTGGGATTCTGTCCGGCCCGGTGGGGTGGATTGCTCTACTTGGTGCCTTGCTGTTGAGCATCAAGCCGGTTCGGGACGCGCTGAAATTTGTCGCAAGCACGATCAAGAATTTTGTGCTCGGTCAGTTCGAGAGATTCCGGTCTGCGATGGAAGAGGTCCGCAAGGATTCAATCAAGCTGATTGGTTTTCTCGCACGGATGGCAGAGAAAGTAGCGTTCCTTCCGGGGCCAATGGGAGCGTCAGCGCGTGCGTTCTTGAATCTCACTGCAAAGATGAGAGAAAACGCTGAGGTTGCGGCGCCTGTAATCGACCGTATCAACAAGCTAGGTGGCGGAGTAAAGAGGCTCGCACCTGAACTCCCCAAGGTAGCTGCTGGTCTCAAGGATGATGCTGCCGCCACGGTCAAGCTCGGATCTGCACTCGCAGAAACTGTTCCACGGGTCGAGACTCTCGTCTCTCTCTATCCCTCGTGGGTGCTCGGAATCAACGCCGTCGCCGATGCGCAGAGGGCGCGGCTGGCAGGCCAAAAGACGATTTCCGAAGGGCTGGACAAGTTCGGCGGCCAGCTTCCCGGAATCATCGACGATCTTGGCAGGCAGGCCCAGGCGGAAGCCTCGCTGGTTGACGAACACGTTGCGCTGATCGCGACCACGAGCTTCCTCAGCAAGCTGTTCTCAGGGTTTGGCAGCTCCATCAAGGCCATCATTGCCGGCATCACTGGCGGCAAGGGCCTGCTTGGGGCCTTCAACAATCTCGGCAAAGGCATCATCGAGGGGTTCGGGCAGATCATCTCGGGTGGGCTGTCGTCGATCATCCAGGCCGCGCTGAGCAAGATCATCTCATTTATTGGTAAGGCGCTTTCTTTCATCGGCAAGCTGTTCGGAAAGACAAACGCCGCCAAGGAGATCAGCAAGCAGTTCGGGCTGTCGCTCTCGAAGGCGCTAACACAACAGATCCAGGATCTGGGCGACACTCTAGGGCGCGACTTCGGGGCCGCGTTCCGGCAGTCGCTAGCGGCAGTGATCGAGGAAGTCGGGATCTCCACCGCTGCCGATCTCCAGAAGTTCCTCGGGTTCACTCGCGACATATTCTCCGACTTCGACCGCAGCGTGATCACGAGCGCGCAGGCGGTGAGTGCGATTGGTGAGGCGATTCTCGCGCAGCTCCCGAGCTTCTCGAAGTTCGGGCAGGATCTCTCGGTGCTCACGGGTCCGGGCGGTGTGCTGTCCGACATGATCAACCGGCTCAAGAGCGGCCAGTTGAGCGCCGCAGAGGTCAAGGCGCAGTTTGAGCTGATCGCCAACGCCGCGCGCGCGATGGGCATCGCTGGTGTGGATGCTCTGATCGCTCTCGCAGCAGAGGCGGGCATCACACTGGACGTAATGACAGACGCGCAGATTGCGCTGCAACAGGCACGGGACGACTGGAAGGCATGGGCTGATTCGGTTGGGATTCAGACGACCACAGCGCTGCGACACAATCGGGCCTATTTCGAGAATCTCGCCAAGACGATGGGGTTGTCGGCCAGCACCGCACGGGCGTTTGTTGAGGGCTCACTGAAAGCTCAGAGGGACGCCCAGAAGACGTTTGAACAAGAGCAGCGTGCTGGTTTCCGGCAGCAAGCTATTGATCTTGGATTACAGGGAGACGAGGTCCGCGAGTTTGTGCGTGCGAATCTCAAGCTGGTTCGCCAGGCCGATCGCGATGCCAAGAAGGCAGCGCGCCAAGCCCGCAGACAAGAGGTCAAAGATTTCCGCACGGTGCAAGAGGATATGGCCCGCATCGGTATCCACAACGCGCAGCTTGTGGGCGATGCATGGGTCAAGGCTGCCAGAGACGCGGCTGACGCTTGGGACGATACCCGGCACTCCACGGTCGGCGGCTCCTCCATCCTCGACATCGGGCGGATCGGTTCAGCGGTTGCCGATTCTCTCGGCGAGCGACACGTTGCGGCAGCCGTTGCAGCACAGCGCCAGTGGTCGGTGTCGGGTGCGGCGATTGCTGCGGCCATGTCCCCCGGGGGACATGCACGGCTGCCGTCTCCGGCGTTGCCGATCTCGGGTATCTCGCCAGTGTCCACAAGCGCGCCGGCGCCGGTTTCGAGTGCTGCGGCTGGTGGTGGTGGATCTGGAGCAGTGCTTGACCGCCTGGCCCGTATCGAGCGAGCAATCATAGCATCGGGAAATGATCGCGGACGTCAATTCCGCCACGCGATGCAAACGGGCGGGGGCCGTCGATGACACCACCGCGCACGTTTGGCACGACTGTATTTGGCACCGCTCCGTTCGGCGGCTGGGTCGCCGCAACAGCGGGCCCGGGCTCTGCGGTGATGGAGATGGAGCTATCTACAGGCATCTGGACGGATGTCAGCTCCGATGTGCTCCAGAGGGTGGGCGTGCATTGGGAGCGCGGCATTCCGGGCGATGGGCCGGTAGACGTGGTCGCACAGCCCGGAGTGATGACTTTCGCGTTCAACAATGCGGCCTCAAACTCTGGCGGCATTCGCGGCTGGTATTCCCCGAGCGGTCCGAATGTGCGCACGGGGTTCGGGTTTGGCACCCGAGTGCGGCTCAAGATCCAGAGTGGTTCCACGTTCTGGTATCACTTTCTAGGCACGCTGAAAATGATCTTGCCGACGCCCGGAACAACGGGGACAGCGGAGGCGCACTGTACCGCTGTGAGTTGGTTCGACCAGCTCTCGGAGACGCGGGACCTGCGACTCGCGCTCCAGGAGTCGTACCGCTCAGACCAGGGCGTGAGCGACGTTATCGGGAAGGTTGCGACAACGCCAGCCAACCAGTCGATCGACGTTGGACAGGACACGTATGCGTTCATATTTGATGACATCGGGACGAACCTTTCAGCGATCGGCGTATTGCAGGACATCTGCCAGAGCGAGCGCGGTTACCTATACGAGCGCGGGGATGCGACCGATGGTGAGACGCTCAGATTCGAGAACCGATTGGCGCGTGCGACAGCGATGGTGCAGGCAACATTCGCAGAGGGCGAGCTGCTCTACGAAGGCGGGATAAACGTTCCGTCTGATCTCTCGCGGCTGGTCAATGTTGTTGACGTTGCAGCGTTCCCCCGTTCAGTCGGCACGAGCAATGTCGTTCTGGTGAGCCTGGATGGCGAGGTAGAGGTCAGGGCAGGCGAGACGCAGGTGTTCGGCGCCGATTACAAAGACCCGGCTCAACTCGCCGCATTCGTTGGCGGCAAGAGCCTGGTCGTGCCGGTGGCAACCACCGACTACACGGCCAATGCAGTCAGCGGTGGCGGTGGTGCTGACGTTACCTCTGATTTCGCTGTCACGATCTCGCCGCTTGGCTCACGGGTGATTATCTCGGCCACCAACAACGGCGCCGCTACGGGATATCTACGCGGTCCTGGTAGTGCGGACGGGATGCAGGTTCGCGGTTTGATGCTGGCACGGTTCTCTCCGGTCGAGAGACACGCAGAGAACGCAACGAGCATAGCTGCCTATGGTCTCCGGCCGATGGGTTCTGTGATCGAGATGCCCTACCAGGGCAACGTACAGACGGCGCAGGACTCTGCAGATTTCGTGGCGAATTTGTGGGGCGGGGTCACGAACATACCGCTCCAGATATCGCCAGTTACAGCGATCCCCAATGTGCTCGAGAAGTGCGTGCCGCTTGATGTGGGCGACAAGATCGTCACGTCCGAGACCATGACCGGGGTTGCTGCTACCGAGGTATTCATCCATTCAGTGTCGGGCGACATCAGGCCCGATGCGACGATCCAGCTCAGCTATGGTCTCGCTCCCGCTGATACAACAGCGGTTCTGATTTGGGACGACCCTGTTGCTGGAGTGTGGGACACAGCGCGGTGGGGGTTCGGTTGATGCGCATCCTCGGGATTGGAGATCAGCACCTGGTTCGGAGTGAGGAGGAGCTGCGTGCCAGACACGAGATCAAGATAAATGCTCTGCGTCGCATGGGAGCGAGGATTGAGATACACGACTCGGACGAGCCCGCATATGCCTACGTGATCTGTGGGCGTTGGAAGATTCGATGCGGGTGTGGAAACGAGCCTGCGGCCGATCCCGAGTGGAGCGAGGCTTTGTGTTTCGGATGCGGCCGGCGCCATCTGAATGTGGTGTGGCCAGACGAGATTGAGCGAGGAGTGGAACTGCTGCTCATGCGTCCGGATATAGCTACCAGGAACTGGGACCCGCGGCCAGAGAGCGTTGAGAGGCTGAATCCGATACCCGAGACCATCGCTGATCTGGAAGCGGAAAACCTCGAACACAGAATCGGTGAGGTGGCCTGATGGCCTGGTCTGCTACACCGACGGAAACGGCCGGAGCTGTTGGCACCGCTGCGAACCAGAACATCAAGCGAGACAACCTGGACGCGCTGCGGGCCGGTGCGATAGCGATTGCAGCGCAGGCGAATCTAGACCTGATAATTGCGACCGGCGCGAGCCAATTTGGACGTGTTGCCAAGGGCACAGCGCTCCAACATCCTCGCATCGACGCTGCCGGAACGGCGTATGAGTTCACGACGTTGGTGCCTTCGATCTCGGTGCAGGGATCGCAGTTTGAGGCACTCGTCGCAGGGATTACGAGGTATCAGAGCCTCGTGAGTGTGGGTCCTGGGCTGGTTGCCACAGAGGGCAATATCGACATCAAATGCCCTCATGCGGGGAAGCTGTCAGACTTGCGATGCCTGACTCAAACACTGGTCGGCGCTGGTGAAACGATCGTGTTCACGGTCCGGAAAAACGCTGCAAACACAGCGCTAACAGCTACCGTGGGTGGAGGAGCATCAGCAGAAGCAGAGGACATCGTCAATACAGTGACATTCGCCAAGGACGACAAGCTGACCATGCAACTGGTCAGCTCGGCCGGAGCGGCTACAACACTCGGTAATTGGTCCCTGGTGCTGGAGTGGACATGATAAAACGAGCGATCATCTGCTGTTGCTTCATGCTTGCTATTTCCACCCCACTATGGGCGCAGGCGCAATATCCGGGAGCGGTGGTCACCACGACAGAGCTCCCCGATCCTGGCGACACGCTCCAAGTACAGACCACGCTCTCGGTCGCGATCACGGCTGGAGCGGCTGTTCCGTTCGACATCTCGGTATCGACTACTACCGGATGGCCCGCTGCTGGATATGTGCTCGTGGGCAACTGCGCTACGACCGGCGCTTGTGATGCCGGCATCGAGATCATGCGGTTCGACACCAAGACCGGCTCTACATTTCATGTTGTCGAGCGGGCCAAGTGGGGCACGAACGCAACAGCACACGCGATCACCGATGATGTGTTCCTGGGAGATGTCAACGGACTGATCCAGCAATTGGCGCTGGAGACGATCGCGATAGAGACGAACCTCGGGGCGACGCACGTAATCCGCGGCAGGACCACAGCGCCACTGGTGACCGACGATAGCGGCGATGGATATTCGGTCGGCACGGTGTGGCTGGATGAGACGAATGACAAAGCCTACGTGCTGCTGGACTCGACCGTTGGGGCTGCGGTGTGGACCGAGACCACGGGGGCCGGTGCTGGTAGCGGAGCCCCCACAGACGCTACCTACATCACGCAGACGGCCAACGCGACGCTGAGTGCAGAGCAGGCGTTGGGCGCACTGGCTACCGGCATTCTCAAATCGACCACAACGACGGGAGTCGTCTCGATCGCTGTGTCTGGCACCGACTACTCAGCGCCCGGACATACGCATGTGGAGGCGAACATCACGGACCTCGGGACGCTGGCCGCGATGGTGGCGGACAACCTGAGCGTGTTTGCTGCCACGTCATCGGCACAGCTTGCGGGTGTAATCAGTGACGAGACTGGAACAGGAGCGGTTGTGCTCGCCAGCTCTCCGACCCTGGTTACTCCAGCACTTGGAACTCCAGCGAGCGGGGTGCTGACCAACGCGACAGGGCTGCCGATTGCTACCGGAGTGTCGGGTCTTGGGACCGGAGTAGCGACATTCCTGGCGACGCCATCTACCGCGAATTTCGCTGCCGCGGTGACTGGAGAAACCGGTACTGGCGCCGTGGTCTTTGGTACTTCTCCGACACTGGTCACGCCAGCACTTGGCACTCCGTCTGCAATTGTCCTCACGAACGCTACCGGGCTACCGGTCGCCGGGCTCGCCAATGGCACCGATGGGGAGCTAATCACGTGGGATGCTGCAGGCGTAGCTGCAACGGTTGCAGTTGGCACAGCAGCACAGGTACTCACTAGCAATGGAGCGGGGGCTGCACCTACATTTCAGGCCGCTGCGGGCGGAGGCTCATGGTCAGACGGGACCGCAGCATCTCCGGGCCAGTTTTTCACCAGCGACACCGATTCGGGTGTTTACAGGATCGGCGCTGACAACTGGGGCTTGACTGCAGGCGGCGAGTTGCGGTTCGAAGTGATCGATCCCGGCGATGTAGCCACGGGTCGCATTGTCGGAGTTCACGGCCCCACTCGTGCTCCTCCGGGAATCGGAGATACCTACTGGATTAGTCTGTTCGCCGATAAGGACACTGCTGGACAATTTGAATACGCGAGAATTGGGTTCTTAGTTGACGACGAGACTGCGGCAGTCGAGGACAGCAGCATAGTTTTTTACACGGTCGATAACGGCACAATTGCCCGCACGATGAGACTGGAAGGCGACGGCTTACTCAGTCTTGATGGCGCAACCCCTTTCTACACTTGGGGGTACGACCAGAACACCTATATGCGAAACAACGCAGCGGGGGACGAGATTCAGTTTTGGCCGGGTGGCTTGCAAATGCTCACCGTATCCGAACGGACAATTGATACCGTTTGGACTGCCAATACGGTGCTTTTCGGGGTTGGTGGAACGCCAGCAAACAACGGAACAAACACGGTGTCGCTGTTCAATGGAACGGCACCCACGAGCGGTGAGACGAACGGAGTCGTCCTGTACGCACAGGATGACGCTTCATCCTCAGAGCTGAAGGTCAGGGACGAGGCGACAAATATCACGGTGCTCTCGCCGCACAATTTCACGCGCCTGCCGGACGGACCCAGCGAGTCGATGGCGTGGTCCTACTACTCCGAGCGAGACGGAAAATATATCACCGTGGATATTCTGCGCGTTATCAGGTTGGTCGAGAAACTGACCGGCGAGAAGCTGGTCTACACGGGGGAGGCGCAACAATGAGACGGGGAATCACAATCGGAACTGTATTGGTGCTGGCGATGATCGTGGTGCCTGCCTACGCGCAGGAAACGCTGGTCACGACCGTACCGCAACAGGCAGAGGCGGGAGAGACGAACTTCCGAATCAGCCACTTCCGCATTGCACCGCGCTCCGGAGCGACCGCGTGCGACGCGCGCGTACATCTGGAGGTAAGCGCTGGCAGCGTGACGCTGACCGCCTATTCGTTGGACGCGATGGTGGACGACGACGCCGACCCTACGACGCCCGACGTGTGCAACGACAAGGCGTGGAGCCTGATCGTGCTCATCAACACCATGAATTTCAGTGCCGGTCAGAGTCTCCAGAACCGGCTCATCGCGTGGGGCAAGGGTGATATTGCGCAGTACCAGCCGGATCAACTCCTGCCGGCGGGAGCAATCCAATGAGGCGCTCACTGGTTGCGCTCGCTGTGATCATGATGGCCGCTGTCTCTGTTGGCGCACAACAACAACAACCGTCACCGACGCAGGTTGCGATCCAGCTCTCCGAGACGCTTGCAAGCGCTGGCGGTATGGCTGTCCAGGTGCGCCAGCTCGTGACAGCGATCGAGATCGACCGGCAGCGGCTCGGTGCAGAGATCGCCAAGCTGCGGGGCGCGATCATCGACATTTGTGAGGCTGACGTGGAGGCTGACTCGGTGTCTGCCGCGTGCGATCTGGTCCAGTACAAACCGGCGGAGTGATGATGGCTGAGCGTGTGACGGTCGCAGCTCTGGGCGCAAAGGTGGATGCTCTTGTGTCCGCGGTGAGCCTGGACCGCGAGCAGCACACCACACAGCACGAGCAAATATGCAGTGAGCTCCACGCAATCGCTCGCACGCTCAGAGGCTCGAACGGCGACCCGGGAATGGTCGGTAGGGTCACATCGCTGGAGGATGACAGGCGCCGCCGAGACCGTCATATATATGCCATCTGGAGCATCATTGTCGCGTCCGTTGGGGCGTATGTCCGCACGCGGATACTGGGCCATTGATCCATCCAGAGTTGGCTGAGTATGCGGACATGATCGAGGGGCGTGCGATCTCCTCGGGTCTGCGTGCATCGCTGATCAGCGCCTTGATCATGGTGGAGTCAGGGGGCCGGCGGTATGCGTGGCGGCCAGAGCCGAGATACCACTATCTGTGGGACATCCGCCGTGGTTCACCGTTCAGGCCGCTGACCCGGTTTGAGTCTGCATCGGAGTCACCGCCGGCAGATTTCCCTGCCCCCCGGGGGACAAGCTCAACTGCTGAGTGGTGGGGGCAGCAGGCGAGCTGGGGACTGATGCAGATCATGGGTGCTGTCGCCCGCGAGCAGGGGCTACAGGGGCCAGACCTACCAGTGCTGTGCGACCCAGCAATCAATCTAGGGATCGGGGTGCCATTTCTCGCGTATCTGATCATGAGGTTCGGCGAGACAGAGGGCATATCGGCCTACAACGCGGGGCCGGGTGGCCGGCACCGTGAAGTCGGCATGGCCTACGCGAGCAAAGTCCTGGACCTCGAACAGGAGCTATTGACATGAGATATCTGCGCTGGATAGCTGTGGCGTTCTCTCGTCGTCAACTGCCGTTGTTTGGTCGTGGTGATGCGCTACATCCTTCTGGCCTGTCCCTCGGTGGACAAATGGATCAAACAGGCTATGAGATCAATCCGAGATACAGCATCGATGCTGTCGCAAGAACCGATGCCGAACTCGACAAGCGCCGCCGCAGGATAGCCGTTACACAGCAGCGTCGAGAACGTGAATCCAACATCTCGCGGCTCAGGCGCAGGAAGCGAGCGTGATGATATTGGTGGTGTTATCGGTCGTGATCGGGCTGGTGATCATCGTGGCCGCTGTTACCGCGCTCGTGTTTGCCGTTCGAGACCTGCACCGACTCGCAGGGAGGATGTTCCGGTGATCGACCTACGCGGGTATACGAGTTTGTTGGTGTGGGCGCTGATCGTTGTGTTGGCGGGTGGCATCTTGCGCGCGTGGTGGCAGGGGAGGAACGGATGAACTGGCCTGTAGCGCTGCTGCTCGTGCTGTTGGCGGCGTACCTGCTGCTCGGTGGGATCGGATCGGATTACGGCCGATGAGTCTGTTCACCTCACGCGACCGACACGACATCGAGGAAGCTATCAAGCACCTTCGCCGCACCGAGGGCGAGACCGTCACAGATCAGAGGTTCATCATCGACGCCCGCCAGTCGCTCAAAGAGCTTCTCGACCGGCACTGTGAGACTGATCATGTCGTGGACTGAGAGATGACGAGAGGTGGGATCTGGAGCCAGACGCTACTCACGCACAAGCGTGGTGCTCAGCGGAAGTTCGTCAAGCAAGCCTGGCGCTATGGGCTCAATGGGATTGCCATCTGTCCGTTCATTTTCAATGAATATCCAAGAGCTAGTCCGACTGTCAAGGCGTCTCCGGGGCCGTTCGTAGGTAGGGATTTCGCTCACGTCAAGGCGAACCATTGGAGAGACCTTGAGGCGCTGGCGAAGCAGTGTGACGACCTCGGCTTGACGCTATTTGTGTACCTGCTCATGGGGGCGTCACTCAGGCGGATCGACCGTGGGTCGGTGGACGGTTATAAGCTGCGTGGCGCGCCCATCCTACGGTCCGAGTTCGCTGGTTTCTCGGACAGGGCACGCGACGCCCAGCTCGGCTATTACGATGAGGTCCGCAGACGCCTTGGTACTGGTGCGACCTACATCGGAGGCGTTGAGACATACTTCGGACCGTTCGATGTGCCACCGCCAGAGAACGGGGTTCAGAATTCTATCTACCAGGCCGGTGACTACCAGTTTATTGATGCGTTGCCAACTGACGGCATGAGCGGCAACAGGTTCGAGCACCACAGCCAGCCCGGCGAGGTTCCGCCGATGCCGGATCGGCTGGCATCATTGGTAGCAGGTGAGTGCATCTGGGCGCTTGATGGTTGGGGCAAGAGCCGCGAACTGTGGGACCTGGACCCGAAGATCCGCAAGGAGTGGCGCAAGAAGGGGGTCAGCCTACTCGCACTCCGGCCCTATGCGGCGCTCCCGGCCGGTGACATGGAACAGCTAAAGACTTGGTTCCGTCTTGCATACGCTGTTGCGCAACGATATGAGCGTGACTGGTTCTTCCTCTTGCACACCGGCGACTGGCACCTGGCCCAGAACCCGCGCGTGAATCCGCGCCAGTATCCAGGGCTGCTGGATCTGCGGGTGGAACCGTGGCGCTCGATCTGCAAGCTGCTCGGGAGGCTGTCGAAATGATCAGCCCGATACCTGCCATGGCGCTAGCACATCGAGGTTTCGAGGTGTCATGGGAAGAAAATCAGGGCACGCCAATCCACGTTCCGCTCAAGGCTGAACGGCGCCTGTGGGGCAGGCCGATGGTTGTATATGCGGTCGAGTTTTTCTTCGGCACGTTCGCCGAGCAGTGGAATGAGGCTGACTTGGAGGCCAACCTTCTGGTTCAAGATGGCGACAAGGTGCGCACCAAGAGACTCGCTCGCGTGTGCCCGCACAAACACGGCGGAGACAATCTTGGGCCACCGAATGCCCATGGCGATAACAAGAGCATCCAGACCGGCGGCCTGTACTACAACGCATCGAAGCGGTTTGCCGTTGGCCCGAACGGTGTTGGTGTTCTGGTACCCGAGGGGAGCGTATTACAGGTCGTGTATTCGATGGCCGAATCGGGGCGCGGTCTACACGTTGGGCTTGTCGCTTATGCCTACGATCCACAGCAGGTGGGACAGTGAGCAGCGGGAGGTACGAGATGATTGGGCGCCGGGAAGTTCGGGCAGGCCAGCCTCCCGGCAGGCACGTGCATCGCCTCTCCCGGCGCCCTGTAATTTCACCACCAAATTACCCCCAAAACAGTAAAAATACATCGTTTCGGTCAACCTTAACGAACAAAAGCGGGCACGCCCGCGGGAGGTTAGCACCATGCAACCAGATGCACTGAACGCCATCGTGTTGGCGATCATTTCCACGCTCGGTCTTACCCAGGCCGGCAAGAAGATCCTCGAACGGCTGATCGAACAGGGCTCATCCAAGATGCCGCCGTGGGTCAAACAGTATGTTTTGCCAATCGTCGGCGCTGTCGTTGCCGCGCTGATGACTGGCAGCACTGACGCAATCAGTCAGTTACCGACAGCTGGGATCACGGTGCCCGTGATGGTGGGGCTGCTCACGTCGCTGGCCTACCGCACCATCAAGGGCAAGCCTTCGGAGGGGTAGGTGGGATTCAATCCGCTCGGCGCAGCGCTCGGGATTCTCGATGATCTGATCCCTGACGCTGATAAGCGCGATGCAGCCAAAGCACAGATCCGCCTCGGGGCTCTCGCTGCAAATTCGCAATGGGGGCCGCAGGGGATCGGTGCTCTGGTAACGCTGCTCGCGCTGGTTGCGTACCTGTCTGCAGCGACGTGGATTGGAGCTCTGTTTCACGTCTACGTCGCTGTCGTTTGGGAGTTGGTGTGGATCTGGTTCGCTCTCGTGCTTGTGCTCTACGGTATTGATCTGCGCGAGCTCGGGCGGGTTGTTGGCGCGGTAGGAGACGCAGTCAAGCGGAGGCGAAATTCGGCATAAAACAAGAATCGCATTGCTGTTCTGCAATTTCTTGCCGTGGCGACGGCATCCCAATCGGGAGGGGGAACGGAGCTGGAACAGTGACCAAGGGATGCATTGCGCTGCTGGTCCTGATACCGCTGTTGGCCGCCGCCGCGCAGTTGGATCTGCGAACACAGATCCACCATGAGCTGTTGTTGCAGCAATACGAGCTGGTCAACTACATGACAGCCGCTCGCGCTGCTGCTGTGGTGGTGCGAGCCGTGGGGCCGTGTGAATCTGATCCGAGCAGGCCGTGCCGGTGGGAAGGCGCGGGGGTTATGATCGGCGATCACACCGTTCTTAGCGTCGCTCACATCATGCACCGCGACGACAACATCTATGTCTTCTCATCACGTCCCCGGGTGCAGGCTGACGTTCTGGTGACTGACACCGACCGGGACGTGATGATCCTGCGTGTGCCCGAACGTCTCGCGCGACCGATCAAGTTGGGCGATGACCCAGGGGCATTTGAGCGCGTTGTGATGGTTGGCGCTGCGGGCGGTTACGCAAGCGTTGTGTTCTGGGGCCGGGTCTCGGTGGTGAGCCGTGATTTGGGGCGGTTGCTCATTGACGCGACCATCATGCAGGGGATGTCAGGGTCGGGAGTGGTGGCGCTTGAGGGGCGCAACGCGGGCAAGCTAATCGGCTTGGTGTTTCGTGCATGGGGGGATGAGTTCGGGCGCATGACTGTGGCGGTGTCGGTCGATGCCGTGCGCGACGTGCTCGCCGAAAACGAGATTCATCTCTAGCCCCTGGAGCCTGAAATGATGACACCCTTCACGGTGGAGCAGAAGGCTCAAAACGCGCATACGGTTTTGTTTGATGTCGGCAAATCGGCGGGGTGGGAGCAATGGTTTCTGTGCCGCTCAGATGCTCATTCAGATCATCCGAATTCAAACTGGAAGATGGAGAAACGCCACCTCGAGCAGGCCAAAGAGCGAGGCGCTCTGATCTTGGATGTTGGCGACCTCCAATGCGCGATGCAGGGGCAGCACGATCGGCGCCGCACGAAGGGCAGGACAAAGCCTGAGCACGATGCGCCTGATTATTTCGACCAGCTTGTGATGGACTCGGCTGACAAGTACGAGAAATATGCGAAAAACTGGCTCTTGATGGGAATGGGCAACCACGAAACAAGCGTGCTCAAGAATGCGAATACGAACCTGACGACGCGCCTCGCCCGAGAACTCAATCACCGCACGGGATCCAATATCATAGGCGGCACCTATGGCGGCTGGGTGCGCCTGAGCTTCGTTCTCGGCGGCGACCAGAAACAGCAATCATTCTTATATCGC